GCTGGCGGCCTAGCTAACAAAACACGCATCATGAAAGCACAGCTCACTAACGCTTCTACCACTATCGGTACAGCTTTACTGCCAATGGCGTTAGCCGCTACCTCATTTTTTGCTAGCAAATTCATCCCACAAATAGAAAACCTAAGTAAAACATTTAGTGAAAAGGGTTTAAGTGGTGTAGTTAAAATGGCTACAGATCAGTTACCTAAACTGGGTGACGCTTTTAGCAGTCTGTGGAATTGGATTAAAAACACTGGCATACCTAAATTCCTAGAATTTATGGGTGAAATGGGCGGTGCACTAATCGACTGGATTAGTCCACGTATCATGCCCATGCTCAAAAAATTGGGTGAGTTTATAGGAGCTGCAGCCACCTGGCTGGCAGAAACAGGACTACCCACCCTGGTAGATAAACTGATCTTGTGGGGTAACGCTTTTGTGGATTGGATTACTCCACTGATAGGGCCAATGCTCAAAAAGTTTGGCGAGCTAATCATGACTCTCACTACCTGGCTACTCACTGTGGGAGTACCAGCGCTGCTCACTGCCACACTTAAAATGGCTGATGCACTAATCGGCTGGGTGTTTAAGATTGCTGGCCCACTGCTTAAAGGTTTAGGTGTGCTTCTAGTCGATATAGGCAAATGGGTTATCAGTGATGGTGTGCCAGGGCTAGCAAAACTAGGTGTGCAGTTAGGTTTAGGCCTGATAAACGCTTTAGTGGGAGCGCTTAAAGGTTTAGGCAGCATGGGCCTAGATGTAGGTAAAGCGTTTGCTAACGGCATCATAGATTTTGTTAATAGCAATGTAATCGATACAATTAATAACCTGCTGCAGTTCACGATTGACCCACCAGGCCCAGGCCCCACATTGACCATTAACCCACCTGATCTGCCTCACATACCTAAACTGGCTAGTGGTGGCATAGTGACACGCCCAACATTGGCCATGATAGGTGAGGCAGGCCCAGAGGCTGTAATACCACTAACTGGCCGTAACGCTGGCATGGGCATGGGTGGTGTTACTAACTACATTACGATTAACACCCTGGCAGACCCTCAGAGTGTAGTACAGGCCCTGCAGCAGTTTAATCGTATGAATGGCCCTATACCGATAAACACCAGAGCAGCGTAATGGCTAACCTAAATTTGACGTGGCGAAACGTCACCACCAGTAGCACATTTACCACCAGTGTGCTCAGCTGTTACTACTCCACAGGCCGCCAAAATGCCATAAATAACTGGGCACCTGGAGCGCTAGTTATCACCATCATTAACACTGCTAATGAGGCTGCAGGGTTCACCCTTAACGACAAAATTAGGTTACGCCTAGATCATGACACCAGCCCAGATTCCTACTATCACACATTCTGGGTGCAGGAAATAACATTTAAGGATTTGGGAGGCAACCAGAACGGCAGCACAGCCACCATTATCTGCACAGATTTACTGGGCCGTTTAGGGCGCTCCACAGTGTTTGCCAAAAATATGCCACAGGCTAGAACTATCACCCAGCTCACTACAGCGTTTAATGGTGACCTGCCCAGTGGCGCTACCATGCCAGCCACATATACAGGTACATCTACAGCATCAGTAAGCGCCACATATACCGGCACAATAGCTAACAGAATTAACTTAAACATGGTCACTGAGCAAGGTGTGCTGTGGCAGAACCAAACCCAAATACTGCTGATAGGCAGAGATAACATAGCGGCCCTGGCAACTACTACTAAAAACATTGGGCCTGAATCGCCATACTACATTTACTCAAATATCGAGCGTGTAGCGTTAGGTACTGAGTTTCTTAACACCTGCACAGTTTCTACTGAGGTGACAGCCACAGTGAACAGCACAGATGCCACGTCAGTATCCACCTATGGCATTTATGGTGGCACATTAGCCACAGTGGATTACACAGCCACCCAGGCCACAGGTTCAGCATCATGGCAGGTGTTCAGTCGATCAGACCCCACAGCTTTAACATTTACTGTGCAAACCGATACGGGCACCAGCTCTGATGTGAGTGACATAGTAAAAAATTTGTGGCAAGCATCCCCAGAGCTTTATTACATAGTGTTTTATCGTAAACCTGGGAGTAATACGCTTATTCAGTACCTATGCCAAATGCAGGGTTTCAGTATGAGCATCAGCCCAGAGGTCACAGAGTTTACTTTTTACTTAGCCCCTGCTAGTTTCACTGGTGTGTTTACCCTTAACAGCAATGTGTTTGGCATACTTGACCAAAACATTTTGAGTTTTAGCTGGTGATATTGTGACGACTCCCCCACTGTTTGTAGCTAATACTGTTCTCTCAGCGGCCCAGATGAATAAAATCGGAATGTGGAAAATCAGCACCACCAGTCTCAGTGGCGTAACTACTAACATTTCTAACTGTTTCTCTAGTGATTACGCTAACTATCGTGTGCTAGTCACAAACCTAAACAATTCATCAGTAACTTTAAGAACTTTAAGCATGAGATTTAGGACTACCTCAGATGACACTGCAGCGAACTACAATTCGGGCAGTTTTGGTGTGTTCGGTACTGGTACGGCATTTGCTCAAGCTATTGCAAACCAAACCTCAGCTACTTTAGGTGCCATATCAGCCCAGGCTTCAGGTAATGCGGCCAGCGCTATCACCATAGATATTTTGTCGCCTAACACTGCTACAGGTACTACTTATACGGGAACCCTGCTTACATATCAGGCTGACACAGCCTCATTCGTTTACCGTTCCATTGGCGGCAATAATACGACAACTACTCAATACACAGGTTTTAGCATCATTGGTGTCACAGATTCGCTTAGTGGCACAGTTCAGGTTTATGGATATAACTGATGAACATTACTAACCCACCTAAAGCGCTTATCCTGATGCTGGCTCTAGTGTGCATCACTGTGCTCTTAGCTGTCAGTAAAATTAGCCAGGAGGCTGGGCTACCGATAATTTCAGCCATAGTTTTTTACGGTATCGGCAATGGTGTAGCCGCTAAAGGTGGTAAAGATTCACCTAAGATATTTGGACCTAAAGAATGACCACCTACCCTGTTAAACCTATTGTGATGCCATCTGATCTAGCTGGCCAGATGAATGGTTTGTTAGCTGCCAAACTGCTTAAAAACATTGACACGCCTACCCAGGGCAAAATGCACCATAAAGCTGCTACAGCGTTTAAATGTTTAGCGTTAGCAGCATATTTTGATGGCATCAGTTTAGATCAGGTGGGTGCCTACCGTACGCTGAGCCAACAGGCCACTATGTTTAAGCAGCGCTACAGCCTCACCCCACAAGGCCGTAACATCACACGCAAAATGAACGGGCAAACATATTATTTACGGGATGGTTTTGCACCCTCATCTACTCCTGGGCTGTCAAATCATGGCTGGGGATTAGCGGTAGATATCAGTGACTGCTCAGGTGACAGGCTCACGTGGCTACTGCAGTGGGCTGGCAAATTTGGGTTCACCTGGGAGACAAACGGGCCACAGGCTGAGGCATGGCACATACGTTACGTGGCTGGGGATGCCGGCACCAGGGGCATCAGAAACGCTTTAGCGGCGTTCCCAGAGCTGGGTGCTTGACATTCACCTATCGATTAGGTCAAATGTCTAGACCTAAGCCGACACTAGGAGTGAGATGAATCCCTACAAAATCCTTATAGGTTCAGCAGCATTATGGCTGGCCGCTATAGCCTTATTAGGCGGTGGTGGTGGCGCTATCCCTCAGTCCACCACTATTGCACCACCTGTTTATAACACTGTGGATATATTGACCCCAGAGCAGACTGTAGAGCGTTTAGAGGCGCTCCAAATGGCTGAGACCACTACTACAGCCCCAGTACAGATACCGCCAGTGGTAAACGCTGAGGGCCTAAAGTGTGAGCAGTGGCTACCTACAGCAGTTTTAGCTGGGTGGCCTGATGATCGACAAACGCTCAAAAAATTGGGTGCCATTATCATGAGAGAATCAGCCTGTGACCCCACAGCCTGTGCTCCCAGCGATAGCGGTAGGCCATGCAGAGATTATGGGCTGGTTCAGGGTAACTGGTATGCACACCATAAATGGTGGGCAGAGCTAGGCATCACACCAGAGCAGATGTTTGACCCATACACAAACCTACACTGGGCATGGCTGCTATATTCAGGCCGTGAGGCTAAAGGGCAGTGTGGCTGGCAACCGTGGGCGCTTGACTGTGCCTAGTAGGCCACCCTGGATGGTTTTAGCGGCCTGCATAGG